TATTACCTATTTTTGCCTCTAACATTAGCGGTACGTTAAAGTCTATATCCCATTGATTATCAATAAGATTTTTGAGTGCATCATTTGTTTGATTAACTATATCAATCACTTGACTAACCTCATCTGGGTGTACATCCACAACTATGGAATCATGTACTGTATTTACTATGCAACTGTTTAAGTCTTTCAATAACTTATCTATGTGTAGTAGTGATATAGGCACGATGTCTGCCGTAGCAAACGACTGCACAGGATAGTTTTTTATTTGTGTGAAGTGCGACACTGTGCCGTTGCGTCTTCTCATTACATCAGGAAATGCAAACTCCCTGCCTGACGGTGTACATATCTTACCAGTGTTGAGTGCCTCTGTAGCAAGCCTACCATGCCACTCTGCTATACCACTGTACTTTTTAGTAAACTGCTCATAGTACTTGGCTTCAGCAGGTGTCCTGCCATACCCACTCGCACCGTACAATGGAGCAAATGTGTGAGCCTTGGCTTCCTGTCTGGACGTAGGCTGACCACCTTCCGTAATCACTTTAGCTGTGTAGGCATGTACATCAAAGCCTGTGGACACTTCCTTCATGGCTATCTTGTCTTGTCCTAAGAATGCAGCAACTCTAAACTCTAGCTGTGCAAAGTCAGCTTCCATTATCTGTCCGTCTTTCCACCTTGACACAAATACCTTCTTCACAGGAAATGTACCACCTCTAGGCATGTTCTGCATGTTAGGATCAGCACCACTGAACCGTCCTGTACTGGTACGATGTTGTAGTAGTCTTACATGGAGCTTGCCATCTGTCTTTGTATAGTTAGATATACCCTCAATAAAACTTGACAGGTAGGTATCCACAGCGGATAGTCTACGTACATTACGCAAGAATGTAACAGCGTCTGGCATGTTACGTGCTTTAGCCATGCCCTCTAGCAGTTCTATGTTACCCTTACTCGTACTAAAACCGTTAGCACTAATCCACTTAGAGTTTGGTGCATTGAACTTTAATCCTGCTGCACTATTAGGAACGTCAGTAAATATATATCCTACACCGTAGCAATCAGAGCACTTGCTAGGTTTAACAAATGGCTTACCGTCCTTCTTTGTCTTTCTTACCTGACCGTTACCGTAGCAAGAAGCACACTGCTTTGCTTTCTTCTTATATATAACAGAAGAGTTTTGCCTGACTGTACTCTTGTAATCTGTAGGATTCATGTAGGCATCAAATAAATTAGCCCACATAGATTTATCATGTGGCTTACGGCTGTATATAACCCAAGACAACTGCTCTGGACTATTAAGATTAATAGGAAAGTCACCCATAAGTTCTCTACACTGTTTATCTAAACTCTTAACAAGTTCTTTTCTTTCTTTCTCAAACTCAACACGTACTTCTTCAAGCACAGTTCTATCAACAGAGAACCCACGTTGATATATACGTGCCAAGCATACCGCTACCTCGTCTGTGAGTTTAGCTGTGCTTGCAAGTTCCTTGTCATTTGTTTCTAACTGCAACATAAGTTTGTCTGCAAGTTGTTGTGTTGCATGTAGGTCAGCAGATAAATACATAGACAGTTCATCAAAGGGAATGTCCCTAGTGCTGTAACCCTTCTTGAAGTACTCTTTAAGGGTGTCCTGTTTCTTTGTGTCCAACTGATAGCGTTCAGCACAAGCTTCAAGAGACAAGGGTTGTTTCTGTCCACGCTGTACGACATAGGCATTAAGCATTGTGTCAAACACAGCACCGTCATAAGTAAAACCTGACTCCCACAACCACATCAAGTCGTGTGGTGCATTGTGCATAATCAATAGCGTTGCTGCGTCTAGCATCTTCTGTACAATAGTATTTCCAGACACAGTAGGTTGCATCTCTGAATGGTCAAAGGTAACTATAGTTTCTTTACCTGACTCACAGAGCATACCTACCAACGTCAAACTATTGTCAGGTTCAAATGGGTCAAGATGTAATTTACCATTCCTGTGTGTTACAGTATTTTCTACATCAAGAGTTAATTTCATTCGTTAGTTCCTTCCATGATACTGGAAATAGTTTTTCCATGTGGTCACTTATCTGGTCAGCAACCATCTTTGTTTCTACTTGTGCATCTCCTGCACATCTTAATATACACATATCTGCAAATGCGTCAAGGCTACCAGACCAGAACCATTCAGTCATGTGGCATAAAGGCAACACCATACGAGCCTGTTCTTCGCAGATACCCATCTTTAATAGCTTACTGTATGAGTCCATAGCTTCCGATATAACGTTACTCAAATAGAAAGTAGCCTTGCTTTGTATTTCTTCACTCTGTATGACATCACCACTACCTTGCTTTTTGTCCTTAGTCTGTGATCTCCAGATAGCTGTGTCGGCATCATTGATGCTAGGTCTGTACCAGTTAGGCTTAGTATCTACATAACGTCTGCTGATCTCGTTCCAACGTAGGAACTTATGCTTGACCAGTTGTCGTGCCACAAAGATAGGTGCTTGCACTTTAAATGAAACAAAGCAATGACCAAAGGGTGACATATGTTTATGTTTTGCTAGATACTTAATGAGCTTGGCATCTGTATCTATGAATGTCTTCTTGTTTACATTGAAACTAACACGTGCAGCATTTACCACAGTGAGATCATTACCCATGTAATTAATTAGTTGTGCCTTCATTTAACATCTCCTATTATTTCTATTGCTTTTTCTACGGGTATCTTAAACCACTCTGAACCACACTCGTCAGCTATCTCTTCTGCTATTTTGTGTGCCTGATGTTCCGCTTTACGTCTGTCCTCAAAGTAGGTGCAGTGTTCTAACTTGTAATCCCTAAGTGGACTAGATGTCTGATACGACTTGCATCTATCGTCAGCGTCAACTGCCATACCAATCTTAACCCACCCTTCCCATGCAGGATTGGTAATTGCATAGACGTATCCATCTTTTGACTTTTTATACTTTTCAAAACTAGAGAAAGCTGCGTCATTAAAAGACTTATAATTACCTGCTTTGTATAAAGAGTGTGTTTTTGGTACATATTTACCATTAACAAACATACGTTCTGGATTTTTAATTGTACGATTAGGATTATTACAATCATTACACTGTGTTCTCTCTAATAATTTCCAAGCACTACCCCAATTAATATTGGTTAATTCTACATTACAAGTGTTACATTTTTGTGTCATACTTCATACCTCGCTGTTCTATAATCAAGATTACACATAACATGTCCGTGCCACCCTGTCAACTTATTTTTAACACAGTTTAAGTATCGTGCTGTGCTTTCTTCTTCCTGTCCTTCTGTGACGTTATCTTTGGCAATCAAGATCATCAAATCAGCTTCAGCAGCTTTACCTGTACGTGAACCTTCCATCATACTCTGATTAACACTGGTAGTCTTACCCTCTGCTTCCGCACTCAACTGTGACATGTAGAATATAGCACAGCCATGCTGTTTAGCAATCATACGTGCATACACAGCGTTAGCTTTCAGTGCTTCGTCTTGTCGTGCAAAGCCACTTGTACGTGCAAACTTGTCACCCATATCGAGCACCACAATGTCAGGTTTGTATGTCTTACAGACACTCTCAACCCACGCCATATCTTTACCTGTAGAGTCACGTAGTTTAATATTATTTTTAACTGGCTCGTACAATAAATGTGCCTTCTTCGGGTCTGCTTTTACTTCGTGCATTGTCATACCACTGGCAGCGGTCAGGTATCTTGCACCCACCCTGTGAGCACCCTCTTCATTACATAGGACAATACAACTAGCACCCTGTCTGGCGAAACCATTCGGACCTGCAATTATACTGGCATGAAAAGATGTCTTACCTGTGTTGGGTCTAGCACCTATCTCAATTAGATGTCCTGCGTTCACACCCTCAACTCTACGACAGAGTGTGGGTATATTGAATGTCCACTGAGATTCCAAGTCATTCTTACTGAGCAGTGTTTCAATGTCAATGTCATCCCACTCAATGTTAAGATTCGGTGTAAAGTCATCCCCATAACTCTCAATAATATTACGTAGTGGCTCAAGATTATTCTGTGTACCATTCACATAATCAAATCCTATGTTGGCAATGTCCTCTCCAATAACCTGTTGGAACAGTTTTGACAATACGTCCTGTGCAATGTCACTGCCCATAGGCTGTTCTTTCTTTATCTGTGTAAAGAGAGATATGTATGCACCCTTTTGTGCAGTTGTCATAGTAGGGTTGCTAGATACAAACAAAGCCTCTATCTCGTCAGGTGTAACACTACGCTCGTAGTCCTGCATTGCTTTGTCTATTGCTTGTTTAATCTTCTGTACATCTTTACTAAATAATCTATCTGGGCATCTAGCTCCACGATGTTCGTCGTAGAACTCTTTGTCCATCAGGCTTCTAACGAGTGATAGTTCCATAATTTACTCTCCTATGTTGGTCTAAGTTTTCTAAGTCAGTCGGGTTTCTGTATTTTAAATCGTCCGTCAACTTCATCGCTCTAACTTCACCTACGTAACCACGTAGTTCCTTTACAAATTGTAGCGTCTTTGGTAGTGCATCAGGGTCTAACGCTATTATTGCTGTTGAGAACTGCGACAAGTACCTCTTGTGTGATTCGGAAAGTGAAGTACCCAACACAGCCACCCCGACATATACGTCACTACCTACAACAGCAGCACTCACACAGTCCTCAACAACTACAGCAACCCTACCATAACCATGTATGTATGGCAAGTCGCTATTCCAATATCTTTTCCACTTGGGTAATCTTTTTCCTAGAGAACGTCCAACTGCGTCATTTATGCAACCATCATGTACTACAGGAAATACAACTCTGTGTTCTTTTACGTCATAATATAACTCAACTAAGTCCTCATCTAAATCGTACTTCTTACGAAAGGGTAACACTTCTGGTGAGTGACTCACAATATATTCTGGTAGTACAAAGTCTTTTTTCTGATGTTGTACGTGAGGTGCAAGTGACTTACGAATATCGTCACCACTTAAATGAACACGTGTGTTACCAGACACAGAACAATCACCTCTATAACAATTCCATACTAAACTACCTAAATTATTTGTAGCTGTAAATGTTTTGTAACCCTTACATACAGGACAGTCCATACGTTTAGTTTCACCATTACTTAAATGTAAATCACTTACAATGTTATATATATCATTCATGTTATATCACTTTCTATGTTTTCACTTACAGTGGATTTTACATGATTGATTCTGGTTGTCAAGGCATTATTTGCACTTGTGTAAGTATTTTTTAAATATGGTTTTACTGACTGTGGATTTGTGTGTCCTGTTACTGACATAATCTGTGGCAGTGGAACACCCGACTCTACCATTTCAGTTGTACCCGTTCTACGTAAGTCCATTAACCGTAATTCATCGGGT